TAACTGGCAAACTCAGACTTCGTATGTCGTGGTGGCATGTTAACAATGATCCGTGAACCAGGGTTCTTGGCCAACTTTTCAAATTGTTTGGCTACCTTCTTATGATGATCGCCTTCAATAAACCCATCATACACGTGTTTAACGAATGCCATAAAGTCGTCTTGCGCTTTGGCTCTTATTACCAAGTTCTTCTTAGCTTGCTCCAACGCTAAGACTTCACGTATCACTTCTTCCGGTGCATTGAACATGGGACTAATATAACGGATTTTCAATATATATCAAATTATATGTTCAAAACACTACATACCTGCGCTCTGTAGAAGAAAGCCGCCCGATTTTGCTTGGTGGGGGGTCGGTGCAAGGCAAATATTAATTTGCCTTGCTACTTAAGTACCTAAGCCCGATTTATTGTGTAACCTTCTATAAACGCCGAACATTCAGCAAGTGTGTTATAACTTTTTATAGTAGTTTCTATTTTCTTTTTTATAATGGGTTTAATAGTATAGATGTCTTTATCCATTCCCCAAGGCTGACAACAAGTTATTAAAAAATCTTTATTAGATAACGTATAAATCTGATAGCTTTTATCATTAAAGAATTCTTTAGTCCCATCGGAAAAATATAATTTATTGTTTTGTTTTAATTCATGTATATCCATAATTCTAGCTTTCTATATTAAAGGGCAGGTTTAAACCTGCCCTTGTTATTGGTTAAAATCTATTAATTTTTAAAGATTTTCTTACGTGTTCTTTTACTGTATGCTCAGGCACGATTGTAGAAGTCATTGTAATATTAAGGTTCTCTCCTTCAATACTGTCATGTAAATCAAGCAATGCTTTTGCATCTTTTAACAATGCATTATTAACTTTAATTTTAGCATTGAGAATTTTATTCTCTTCTATTGCTTTTACAAAAGCATCAATGTTATTTTCATTGCTTTGTAATTGTTCGGCTTTTAAGTTTATTGTCTTTTTCATATTTCTAGCTTTCTATTTACATAAAGCTTAATTGCTTTAATATCTAAGATATTAACATGGGAAATAATGGAACGTCAACATAAAAATAACTTTTTTTAATCTTTTTTTAATTGGTTAATATAGAGGACCAGGTCCTCTTAAAAAAATTTGCCTGGAATTTATAAGCTGCTTTGCCTGGAAGTTATAAGCTGCTTTGCCTAGAATATATACCTGGATCATATATATATTACTTTGTTTATATTAATCTAATCTTATAACTATTTAACCCGATTCCCGACAACCCGACCCAGGTCCCGACCATAAAAAAAGGTCGACCCGAAAGCCGACCTCTTAGCTAGAAATCTTAAAAAGTTATTAGGTGATTATTTCTAAATGGTCAGCCATCCACTTTTCATTTAATCCTTGCTTTTTAAGTTTATCTTTTACTTGAAATTTAAAAGATAATTCAGGATATTGTTTTATAAACTCAGGTGATGCATACACAAGCTCAAAATTATCCGTAATTTCTTTTATGTATGCGTCTCCATATTCATACCTACCATAAGTCATATCCGATTTAGCAACAGTGTACCAACGTGAAAACTCTTCCTGTTTAGTAGAGTAAGCACGAATAACATGACTAACAAAATTACCATTTTGAAAGGTTGCGTATGGATTTTCGGCAGTTCTAGTTTTATTCATTAAGTTTTTCATTTTAATTTTCTCCATTATTATTGTTGACAATACCATAATATCCCATATAATAAATACATTGTCAACAATTAAAGGAGAAAAAAAATGGGCGATAGAGTATCAATACAATTTAGTCATAAAGGTATGGAATGGGGCGATAAAAGTGTAGTTTTGTTTCATCATTGGGGCGGAGAACAGTTCGCAGACTTTGCAAAAGGTTGGGCGATTGATTTTAAAATGAAAGTTTTAAAATTACAAGAAGGCAAAGGAAGCGACCCACTTTCTAGGTTAGAGCCTCGAAATGTTATGATACAATTTATCAAAGCATTAGCAGACTATCCAACGGAAGATTTTAAATATCATTATTATAAAGATGATAAGTATCTTTATTCTGACGACTATTTATCTTATTCTATGTATCTTGGTATAGATGAGAATGACGGTGATAATTCTGACAACGGACATCATGTCATAGAATTAGGTGACGACTAATGGATATGGAAGATTTTGAAGGCGAAGTAATCCAGGCCCTGGAGTGTATAAACTCTGGGGCTTGGCTTCAATTAGAAGGCAGCGTTGGCCGCTGGTGCAATGGTTACCTGGAATCTGGAATAATTGTTAAGGACCAGGAGCTAACTAAGAAAAAAGGTCCCGTCACTTTTAAAGATGGCTATGGCCGGGAACGTGCCCAGTATAGATTTAAAATTGATTATGATCGCTTAGATGATGTCTATTGGGAAACTTACTAAACCCGACCCGAACCCCGACTATAAAAAATCCCCGACTATTAATCGGGGATTTTTCTTGTGTTATATCTCTGTTAAGTAACCACAAATTTCACAGAGAACCCTCAATGGTGGTTGGATTAAATATAACACATGGAGAAAGTTTTCTATTCTTGATTTAAATATCCTGCAAACTCCATACCCTCTTCCCGATAGAACCACGAACAATGAATGTCTTCGTCTTCATCAATCTTAAATAATTGACAAAGTTTAGCATATATTTCACTAGGTGGACACCACGCAGTCATGAAATAATAGGTTACGGAACTTCCCTCATCTTCCATATCTCCCTCACAAGCATTCCACTTTGTGCCCCAATTTTCACAACACCAATCGTACCAATTATCAAATCCGTATAAGTCTTTAAGTTTTTTAGACTTTTCTGGTGAAAGGTTACTTGGAGCAGTAGTGTCTTTTATTTCTTTAGGCATAGGAATGATTTCTTCAAAACAAAAATCGCTTTCTTTTCCCTTAACAAAGTCTTTAATCTTCTGAACCTTTTCCTCATCACCAGAAAAGGTTACTTCATTTTCGCACCAATTAGGCATGTTTCTTCTCCTCAAATCTATAAGTCATACATAAACCTATTAACTCTTCACGACTTAAATTGCTTAGGTAATCCCAATGTTGAAGTTTTTGATTAAAGCGTTCGTCTTTAGATTTCTCTAAGTCAATCGCTTTCTTTAATGCTTGTTCTCCTTTAGTCATATTTTTTCTCCTATTTTGTTGTTGACATTAAATAAAGTATAATGGTAATATATGGTATTGTCAACAAATAAAGGAGAATAATAATGACTGTACTACACTTTAAAGCTTCAGATAAACTGAAGAAACTAGCCCGTGAAACTTTGCGACGCAAAAAGTTTCTAGTGCCTTATGAAAACAAGACCACATCTGAAAAAACTTTTTTGTTTGTAAAAGATAGTGGTATTTATTTAATGAACGGTTGGGGCGAAAAAGATTACAAAAATAATGTCGTTGTTTATGCCAAAGGTTATGAACCCGACTCCGACGATTGTTGGAATAGATGTCGTGAGGCAGTCGGTGGTGACGATTTCGGAGAGGCAGTACACATGGAGAAAGACCAATTGACACGATTAGCAAATGGTGGTGATATGAGTATTCGTGTATCTGAAACTCAATTTGAATGGAGGGCATAATGTTTACAACACACGATCATGAAGTAGAACAAATTCTGGGGAGGCTCGAAAGAGTCTCTCTGTTTTGTGACGAGATAACACCTGGCACCTGGGCTTATAATTATTGGGAGCGCGTTAAAGAGAAGCTGCAAAAAGAAAAGGCCCGATTGCTGTATTAACCCCGACCCCGACAGTGTCCCGACTAAGTCTTGAATTCAGGACCAGGTATTGTTGACACTGTTGACCTGGCCCCGAGCGGCTCACGCCGTTAGCCCCGAATATTTCTCTGTTCGGGGCTTTACTTTTCCCACGGTACATGGTATAAAAAAGAGTGTTAACAAATCTAAAGGAGAAAGCGATGAAAGAAGAACTTATTAAAAAGTTAAACTTTATGAACCTGCTCTATTCCGCTGGTCGTATAGAAATGTTCCAGGAACAATGGAGTGAGTTAGCCAAGTTAATTGATAACTTACCAGAAGACAAGAAGCAATAACAAATAAATTTTTCCCCAGGTTTCACGGCCTGGGGTTTTTTTCCAGGCATTAGCTGCCACTCATCCTGGTAAGCAGCTCCATAGATGACAGAACCTGGTTCTGTTTATTATCCGTGATCCGTTTGGTTTTGGTTCCCGAACTTGAACCCGACCCGACCCGACTCCCGACCCGACTCCCGACTACATCAAGCATAGTCCCGAATAGTCCCGACCAATCAGACCCCGACCATAGACAAGGAACCACTGTCCCCGACCCAGTGGTAGCCAGACCATTGTCCTTTAACCCCCGACCTTCCTTCCCTTCAAACAAATATAGGTTACTGTTTGAGGGAAGGTTAACTAAGAAAAAACTAACGCCTCCCGACTTATGAAGGGCGTAATTCCAACCTATTTGTCCCGAACTAATGTGAAGTCGGTTAGTTTTAGTTACCTTTAGTTCTAACCAAAATGGTAATCCTTCTGCGCATACAAACACATCTGGGACACCTTCCCCGACTCTATTCTCTATCCTCGTGCTGAACCAATGTGTCGGCATTTTTGCTCTCACCTGAGTCCAAAAGAGGCTTTCTGGTTTCTTTGTCATTTACTTCCTCATATTCTGCATCTACAAACATTTGTGGATGGGATTGTCTTAATTCTTTAAGGCGATTTTCTATTTCATCTCTACTCATATTTTCAATAGCATGATAATGATTGGTTTCTCTCCTATCAATAGTTAAACCACCTAAAGCTGAACGAATTCTTTCCGCATTTATACTCGCTGAAAATTGTCCGTTTTCTTGCGCAGATTCAGATAATTCTTTAAATCGTTTCAGTTGTCCCAAAAGTGTAACGCCATATTTCTTTTCTCTATCTTCTCTTAATTCTTTTATATACTCAGAAACATGAGGAAAATTTTTGCTGTCTAACAATTTATGAGCTTGAATTTTACAAATACCATTAACATCAGAATACCCTGCAAGTCTTGCGCATTCTGCATTAGAGTGAGTTCCGTCTACATAATGACGAGCAAATTCTTTCTGTCTATTTGTTAGTTTACGATTATGAGATTCTTCTATCTCTGCAGCTTTATGTTCTATTTTTTTCATATCCTATATATACACGTTAAAATTATTTTTGCAAAATCAAAACAGAAAGTTAGTTTTTCTCATCAGACTAAAGTGTAACGAAACAACCCTTTTTGCTACGAACTGTAACGAGTACTGCTACGAGTAATAATCTAAATTATTTAATAAAATCAATGGTTAATGAACCATGCACCATGACTCGTTACACTTTTACACTTTTTTCTTCCCATATTTTTATTTTATAACACAAAAATATATTTGACCCGTATATATAGCAACAAACAAAAACACTTGCATTATCATGGTTAATCATGGTATATTTTATATATTAATGTCAACAAACAGAAAGTGAGAATTAAAATGACACCATTAGAGAAACGAAAACCTCATTTAGCGGCGGTGGCTAATGATTGGGAAAAACAAGAAAACAGTATAGATAGTCATGTATTTTATGACAAATATAAACCCGTCTATAATCACATAGAAAATTCTAATTCTTTTTCAGAAGGACAAACAACTGCTGATGAAATAGGCATAGCACAATGTTTTGAAACTTATGGTGAAGAATGGGAGTATGTAAAAAAGCAACCAGACAATAAAATCTGGACAGTAATTAATACCGAAGGGCAAGATATTATTTGTCAAGGATATCATTTTGTTAATCGTATGCACTATATGATTGCGACTGTTCCTTATAAAGAAGGCGACAAAGATTTTTTCATTGATTGGGTAGATGCGATACACTGCCATAGATGTGGTATTGTTGCAGACGACAAAAAAGATATACTAACGAATTTTTTTCATCGTAGCGATGAATGTTGGGCAGACGATAATTATGAGATTGTTTGCAGAACGTGTCGTGATGAAATGAAAGAGGAGAATATAGATGAATAAAAAAGATAAATATCATGGTGAGGCTTGGGCATTATTAGTTCTTACCGATAAAGGTTGGGCAGACGAAGGAATATATTCTGATGAAGAAGATGCAGAATATTATTTAGAAGAATATAAAGAAGAATTCCCCAACTGTTCTATTAGAATAACAAAGGTAGATGTAAGGGAGAATGTATAATGAATATATTTGTTTTAGATAAATGTCCTATTCTATCTGCACAGATGCAATGTGATAAGCACATTATCAAGATGCCATTGGAAACTGCCCAGATGTTATGTTCAGTATTTCATAGGCATGGACAAGGACACTTAGTACCTTACAAAGAAGTACATAAAAACCACCCATGCACTTTATGGGCGGGGGATAGTGCTGATAATTTTAGTTGGTTAGTACAACATGGTATGGAGTTATGTTTTGAATATACTAGAAGATACAATAAGATACATAAATGTCAGCAAGTTATTATGGATTTAAGAGAAACCGATTGGGGTACATTGCAATATAAACCTATGGAAATAAC